CACATGGAATAATGAAGAATACATACATTTAAAACCAACCGAAGAACAATTTAACCAATTGTTTGATCAAAAATGTGCAGAAGACCCAGACATAGCAATGGGTATGTTAAGATTTTGGAGACAAAATAAACTTAGTCATACAGATTACATGTTTTCAAGTGACTATCAACACAGCTCAGAAGAAATGAAACAAGCGTGGATTAATTATAGACAGGCACTAAGAGATTTACCCCAAAATTCGACACCTGTGTTTGATCACACATGCCTCGGTGATCTTATTCCCAAAAATGTAACATGGCCAACAAAACCAGAATAATTTACAAAAAATAAACTCTCACTATAGTATAAAATGTCTGGTGGTATTGCTCAACTTGTCGCTGTTGGTGCTCAGGATGTGCACCTTGTCGGTCAGCCCGAGATAAGCTTTTTCAGATCTACGTATAAACGATACACAAACTTTTCCCAAACTGTTGAACGCCAAGTAATCCAGGGCAACGTTTCTAACAATGGTATGTCCACAGTTCGATTTGAACGCAAAGGAGATCTCCTCAATTATGTGTACTTGATGCCAATTGACGGTGGCGGAACTTTTGCTAACACTTTCACTGACAATTGGGGTGATGTAATTTCAAAAGTCGAACTACTCGTAGGAGGTCAAGTTATTGATGAACAAGATTCTATGTATTCAACAATGATTGCACCATCGCTTTCTTCTGCCTCTTCGGCTAAGTCTGTTGGGGCAAATCTTTATGATGGCACCTCCAGTGCCAAATTTTACCCACTCCGATTTTTCTTTTGTGAGAATTGGCAATCCGCTCTCCCACTTATCAGTCTTCAATACCACGATGTAGAACTTCGAATTACATGGGGTTCTGAAGCAGCTTCAAGCAAATGGGAGGTTTACGCAAACTACGCATACTTGGACAGCGATGAACGTGAATTCTTCGCTTCAAAACCACAAAATATGATTATTACCCAAGTTCAAAAGGCTATTTCATCTGGTATGAAAATTCAAGAACTTAATTATAATCACCCAGTTAAGTACCTCGCTGCCGCTAACAAATCAACCTATGTTAATATGGTTGGTACTGCCGAAAACAAACTCAAGTTGCAAATCAATGGTACCGATGTTGCCGACTTCAAGTTCGCTGATCCAAACTTCACCAGTGTACCACTTTATTACCACACATCTAATGGTAACGCAACACCAGGTACCAAATTATTCTTCTATCCATTCTGTTTAGATGCGACCAAGCTTCAACCAACTGGTTCTCTCAATTTCTCTCGCCTCGATTCCGCTCGCATCATCAACGATACAGCTAATTCAGACGATGATATTTATGCTGTTAACTACAATGTTCTCCGCATTGAAAATGGTATGGGTGGTCTCCTTTATTCTAACTAAATCTCTTCACATTTAATAAAAGACATGTGGAATACAATTTTCCTTATCGCCATCGTTTTTGTATTGACGTACGATCCTAAATCTAGGACACTTGAAAAGTATGTTGGTGTGCCAACGCCACCAACTCATAAGTCCTGTGAACCTACGCATTACGAAGCCGTTCAATTTGGTCAGTCTCCATATGAATGTCCTCCTCCAGGCAGAGCACGTATGGGTGTAATTATGTAGAATACTTAAAAAGAAGACACTTTTCTATATTACAATGATTCCAATGGAACGTGATACACTTGTTTTGATTGCTGCCATAGTAGCGATTGCTGGTGTTATTTTTCTTTTCAGGGAAATGAACAAGGCTAAACAAGATGTCGAAAATCTTAAAAATTTTTCAGCACACTTAGTTCAGAGACTTGGCACCACGGATATGGCCATTGAAGACGAAGACGAAGATGAAGAAACTCGTGATATTAAACAGGGAGAAATGAAAATTACCGAAGAAAACAAGGAAGAATAAACATATCCGTTTATTATAACTTGCGAATGCGCAATGAAAAAATACAAAGCTATAGCTATACCTGTTAGTTTTGCAGATACAAAACCCAGGTTTCTCACAGTAAGAGATAGACGTTTTAAAGATTGGATATTTGTTACAGGAGGGTGCAGACGAAGAGAAATATTCAACCCCCTTCGATGTGCTCTCAGGGAATTGGAAGAAGAGACGAGAGGTACTGTGTCTCTAAAAAACGGTGAATATACCGAGTTTAAATTTACAGTAAAGGAAAATGCTACTACAGATCTAGAATACAACGTTTTTGTATTCTTTGTGGATTACAATAAACAAGAACAACAAGCACTTGTTAAAAAATTTTATGAAGAAAAACAAAAAACTGAACTAAAGAAATTTCAGAAAAAGCCAATAAAAAAGACATTCGATGAAAATGACTACATGAGTTTTGATACTCTTGAAGAATTCAACTCACGTAAGCGTTGGAAGCTTATTGTTGATAACGTCCTTAAAAACCCGGAGTTTTATTCGTGTGTAACTTCTCTCAATAGAAAAACCTTTTCTATTAAATAGAATGAAGTCTAAAGCTTACATTTTAATGCAGATTGGAGAACTTCTTAAGACAAATAGAGGTCTTTGTCAAGAAGAAGTAGATGAATGGGTAGAAGAAAATGGTACTAAAACTGTATACGAACTTTTAACTATAAAAAAACATTTGGGTGAAACTAAAGAATTTCCGGATGTTTCATGCATGGCAAGGTATAGAGATTAGAATTGTAAATAAAATAAGAAAATGTTTAATCGATGGTGTGCGGAACAAAACTTCATTAGAAAGTCTAATTCCAAAACCAATGCATCACATGTGCTCATGGATGGGGGAACCCTATGTGTGCCATTTGATAGATTGGATGAATTTCACGAAAAGTATATAGAACTCGTTAAAAAGGGTGAAAACTTATTTGTGGTTGAACAAAAAAGTCAAAATTATAAGTTTTTTGTTGATATTGATTACAAAGATGAAAGATCATTAACTATTAATGAAATTCGTGACATATGTAAAATTATTTGTGACAAAGTTAAAAGACATGGGGGTAAAAAATGTCTTATATCCGTATCACCACCTAAAAAGGATGGTAATAACATAAAAACTGGTATTCATCTTAACTGGCCAGATTTTATTGTAAATCAAGCGTCTGCACTGGCTCTCAGAGAACATATATTGGTCGTACTATCAAATGCAAAGGGGTCGCGAGATTGGAACGAAATAATCGATGCATCTGTTTATGGAAATCTTGCAAGAAGAACAAAAGGAAGTGGTCTTCGCATGCCGTGGTCTCACAAGCTTGGAAAACATACCGCATGTGAAGGAAAGGGATGTGATGATTGCATTAACGTTGGCAAAAATAAGGGTAAGAGTGTTCAAGTTGCTTATTTACCATTGTTTATATACACAGATGGACCACTCAGTAATCTTATGAGAGTTGGTCAAGATCCAGACCTGGATATCTTAAAAATGTCATCCGTAAGAACTGATTCTGAAGAGTATATAACAGTTGAACCACCATCGAGTACTATCAAAGAAGGTGCATTTACATGTGAACAAACAAAAGATGAGATAGAAGACGACGAGCTTCGTGCTATGATTGAAAGATTTGTTCAAGAAAACTTGGAAGGGCAGTCACATGCATATATTACCAAATTGTTTAAACACAAAAACACGTATTTGGTATCAACAAACTCCAAATATTGCGAAAATTTAAAAAGAAGTCATGGTTCAAACCATGTGTGGTTTATTGTGAGTGGTAGAGAAATACTTCAAAAATGTTTTTGTAGATGCGAGACACTGAGAGGCAGAAGAGATGGTTTCTGTAAAGATTTCTGTGGAAGAAGGCATCTACTAACAAATGACATTGTTGAAAAGTTATATCCCAAAAAAGATGATATTAAAAAATGTCCTCAAATAAAAAAAATTGAAGAAGAGCCAGAGGTAAAACAATCTGATGTAAAACCACATCTAGAATCATTTATTCAAAAAAATATGAAAAATGGACAAGGTATTCACGTTGTTAAGATTTCAAAGAATAAAACCGAGTTCGTTGTACTTACAACGGGAAAGTACTGTGAAAGAATAAAAGGTCAGCACGATGGAGACGTCACAATGTCCTATATAATAAGAAAGGGATTGATATCACAAAAATGTCCGATATGTAGAGATGGTAAGAACAAACCAAAGAGTGTTGTCCATAGATTAAGTGCATCTGTTATAAATGCTCTGAAACCATCTAAATAAGTATTTTAGTGCATAAAAACTACTTAAACAAAACTCTTTATTTATATAAAATGGTTAATACCAGAACACGTTCAGGAAGACAAATAAAGAAGCCAGAATTGTATGAACCTGAAGAAACTAAGTTTGAAGATGATTATAATGATAATGAGTACGATTCGGAAATTGATTCTGACATAGACACTGAAGATGAAATCTATTCA